TATCAAACGTAAGCAAAGGTAAGATTAATGAAACGCATAATTAACGGTAAGACGTACAACACCGAGACGGCCACGCTGATCTGCGACACGTCGAACGAGTACAGCCGATCCGATTTCCAGTTCGAAGACAGTGATTTATATGTGACCAAAAAGGGCGCATATTTTATTGCCGGAAGTGGCGGTTGCCTCAATCGTTTCGCTCGCTCGGTGTCTAACGGATGGGTAGGTGACAACGGCATCATTCCGATCAGCCGTGAGGACGCGCTGACTGAGTGTGAAAAGCACGGCAGCACCGATGACATCGAGGGGTTTTTTGCCGACATGGTGGAGGACGCCTGATGACCAAGCTTAACATTCACGCGATCAGCTTTATCTCGAAGACACTGCAACAAGAATATCATACCCGCACCAGCACCTTATTAGCGTGGGATCATGTCACGCTGTACGATCACGAACCAAACGGGCATGTCGTTATCGATGATGAAAATTTGGATGACGCTCTGATGTATCAAATCGTCGGGTTCTGTCGATATCATAATATCTCGCATAGCATAACGTCCGGCACGTTAAGTGCTGTGCCGCAGACTGGATATCTGGGCATGGATGTTCAAGACCGCGAGACACTCGACAGTTAACCAAAGTTAACTACCCGCTGCACGGGCCTTAGAGCCACCGTAGAGCGCGATCAGCACACACTCGGCCACCTACCTACCCGCCGGGAACTGATCGCGCTCTGCGTACAGCAAACCGCACACCTTATTTTTTTGACTAACAGGCTTGTAAGTACAGCAATCAGCAATTAAGTGTACAGTTGTACAGCAAACGCATCACTACAAAAGGGCATTTAGATGATCCAAAGAGGAAGACCGAGAGCGATGAGGGTCGTCGGAGAGACCTTAACGCTCCTGCTGATGGCAGCTGTCGGCTGGGCGTTTCTCGTCCTGGCACCAGAGCTAGACCAGTCGATCATCATGGCATTAGGCCGATGATGGTAGGGCCAAGATGTCCGGCGTGTGGCTCGACCGAGACTGAGATGCTGCTGGTCATAGACCGCACGGCTGACAATGAGTGCTTCAGGTGCGGTCAATTTTTCCAGTCAGCAGCCAGAGCAGACATGATGTATTCCGACCCTCTTAGACAATATGTAGAAACAGGAGAAGAGATTTGACTAGCACCGAAACCGACATTCGAGAAGACGACTGGGCAGTCGCGAAGGCAACCGTCGAAGCAGCGGTCTTCACTTTAGCGGCACAGATGGCGGGGCAATTACAGACCCAACAAGCTGACAGGCTTCTAGCTTGCTGGCAAAGACTGGAAAGAGGCTGACATGGCACGACCATCCTTCCAGACCACGATGGGAGAGCCAGCTGCGGCCCTCCATCTATATCTGAAACAAAGCCAGATGGATCAGATCGAGAAACTGGCGAACGACGGCAAGACCTCGAAGGCATCACTTGTCCGAGAGGCTTTAGACTACTGGTTGACCAGCTTCGGGAAAGCTGTACAGTGAACATGTGTTGAAGGATACTTATATGACCAGAGAAAATACACGCGGCATAGGTTATTGCTTCCAGTCACACATCGGGTTGTATCTGCAAGCCGCTATAGTCATCTTCCTGATAGTCGATTGGGCTTTTGACACTCATGTTTTTTAGAGCGTCCTACAGCAAGGAGCGACGGACTCTTAAAGACAACTAAAAGACAACTAAAAGACAACCGAAAGACCGCCATAGAGTCCTCAAGGGAAAGTATCCCGTCAGGGACGACGATGGGGGTCATACCCTTAAAGCAGACTCAAAGAGGACTTAAAGACACAAATGGTACATACCGCTTACGATGCCTCATCAGAGCAGTCAAAGAGACTACGAAAGGCAGCTGGAAGGTATTTAGCACAGCTTCGCAAAGATGCCGATCTGACCCAGCGGAAACTGGCAGATGCGGTTGGTCTCGACTACTACACATTCATCAGTCAGTTGGAATGTGGAGCCGGTCGAGTTCCGCCGCATCTGTACGAGGCTTTTGCCATAGCTCTTGGCGTAGAGCCGAAGATTTTTGGTCGTGAGATGGTCAAATACTACGAACCGTTCACGTTCAAAATTCTGTTTGGCGACAACCCGTATGAAATGCAATTTGAAGACATGGAGAATGGCACTAAATGACTAACGTAATACCCTTTCCTAAAATCCGTGTAGCCTCAAACCATCACAAAAGGTACGCCTTCACTTCTCAGGAAATCCTTGCGTTGATTACTAGCCATCTCTCTAGGCAGATTTGTGAGCCAACCACGCCCAGTGCGATGATCTCTGTTGGCGTCTCTGACGAAGGTGACGGCTGGCTATACTGTCAAAAAGAGATTAATCGAACCGGCTGGTCTGACACAACGCCTCTTTGTCGTTTTGAAAAAGACGCTCAAGGTGTGCGCGGCACGTTTTTTCAAAAGGTGTTTGTTAATGGTGTCGAGGCTCGCCCGTCGCAGATATCCGAGGACACTTTGAATGAGCTAGTGGACCAAAGAATGCATAGTAGTCAAAGGGCGGTTCAACGGATGCTGCAAGAAATACACTTCTCAGTCGCTGATGAGATTGCATCGGAAATTAGAAACAGCTTTTTGCCTAGAATAAGTGTGAACCGTTATGACCCTAATGTACTAAACGCTATCGACTACGACGCGGTTGAGCGTATGTACGCTGTGTTTGGTGAAGCTTCTTCCGCTGCGATTCGGGATATGAAAGCTAACGGTACGCTAGATGGCTGAAGAAATTTATCAGCGCGAAGGTTCGCCATATTTTTATTATCAGGTGCCTATCCTCGATAAGCACGGTCATGTCATCACCTACGAGCGGCGGTCAACCAAACGTAAAGACCAGAAAGAAGCCCGTCGGTACGCACAGGCAATGGTCAAGAAGATACTCGACCGGGGGCAGCATGGGGTCAAGGACGATCCTATGCTGCTCGACTTCATCGATGAGTGTATCGCGTCAACGAGAAGCGCCGGTAAATCAGATTTCAAGAACCAGATAGTCTTTCGCAACTGGTTAGAGCCGGTGCTGACGAAACGTCGAACGATGGTCAGTCAGCTAGACCGAGCGTTTCTGACAGACTGCCGCCGACGGTTTTCGGCTGACGGCAAAAGTGAAAAATACTGCAACAACCTGATGACATTTTTGATTTCGGTTTACAATTACGCCAAAGGTTTGAACCTTGATGTCGCTGATGGTCAAGACTTCAAGGGTCTCAAGCCGAAAATTAAACAGAAGACACGGTACTTGATGATCGGCGAAGAGGAGCGGCTGCTGGCCGAGTTAAATCCTGATCGATCACACGCTGTAGGTGGATACCCGACTGACCCCGAAGAGCGGCGCGAGAGATACCCCGACTTCCAACGGTTGCTCCAAGATCAGTACGACTTGGTGGTCACTCTCATCGATACCGGGCTGCGCCACACCGAAGCTACTGAGGGTCTTTGGCACTCGGTTGATACAGCGAACTTCAGTTACGCAAACTTTTATCGTGAGAAGGTTGGCTCAGAGGGTCATCTGGTTTGTACTGATCGACTGTCTGAGCTTTTAGAACGTCGGTATAAAACAGGTGGTAATTCGCCATATATCTTTGCAAGCCGCAATGATCCGATGAAGCCTCGCGGCTATGCCCCGAAGGGTATCAGTAATGCCATCGAACGTGCAGACCTTAACGCCGATCACATGGTTAAGAGGTACGGTCGGTTCACCTCCATGCACTCGTTTAGACACACCTTTGCCAGTCGGCTAGTGCAAGCCGGGATGTCTCTCTATTCGGTGTCAAACTTGTTGGGCCATTCCGACGTCACGATGACGTCTCGATACGCTCACCTATCGCCGGAAGTGGACGCAAAGAGAGCGGCAGACATACTGAATGGAGCGACACGATGAACAAGGAGATAACAAATGGCGAATAGTGGTATTTTATGGATCGACTTTTTATTCGACGTCTCAGTGAGAGCGTTATACAGCTGCGCGAAAATCCTTGGGATCACTTACGAAGAGATCAATGTCTGGATTTTCTGTATCGGTTGGCCTCTGACAATACTGATTGCAGCAATCTGGATTGTGCGTCTACGTCGCAGCCTTGCACGTTCAACACATAACCAACACAGTCAGCAAAAAAAAGTCTAGCAGTTACTGTATTTTGGTGTGATTTATCTCAATGTTCTCAGTGGGTTAGGTTGGTTGCGGGGGCAGGATTTGAACCTGCGACCTTCAGGTTATGAGCCTCTGCTTATAAAAACTAACCCATTGAGACCATTGATTTTTTTCAATGATATCAACGATGTACAGTAAACTTGATACTAAAAACATTGATTATCAAGGAGTTACAAATGACCGACGCCAACACACTACTAACACAGTTGCACGACGAGATGATGTCCGAAGAGTACAAGGCCGAGGTGGCTCTCGAACTTGAAGGCGTCGAACGTGGCATACGAAATATGCGTAGGTCGATGGCGACCAGCCAAGGCCGTGATGGATCGCAGCGCCAAAACAACCTGATCGATACTGAGCCGGGTCGGCAGATTTTCCACGACCTGATGGAGCAGCTGATACCGCCCTTTGCCGCTGCTCAACAAGAGGCTCTCGACGGTATTGCCAGCGGTGGTCGCGGCGTTAAACCAACGTGGTGGTGGTTGATCGCCGCAGTGCCGCCGGAGAAGGCAGCGTTCCTCACGATCCGTTCGGTCCTGACAATCCGCATGGCCGCTCGATCACTTGGTCGGAAGGCAAACGCGGTCTGTCTGGACATCGGAAACATGATGAAGATGCAGACCGAGTTCGAGGCGTGGTCGCGTGTGAGCAAAGAGAAGCACGACGAGACTGGTGAGCCGGATGTCGCAAAGATGCTTATGGCTAGGTCTAAGAATATGAACACCCGGCAGTGGTCGAAGTGGCGGAAGAAGATAGCCGACATTGAGACGCTTAGTTGGGATCGTTTTCAAAAGTTCCACATCGGCAGCAAGCTGCTCGATCTTCTGATAACAAACGGCGGTGGGTATTTTGAACTGCGTTACGTGCAAATCAGACACAAGACAGAGCGGCAGATTTTCCTGTCTGATCTCTGTCGCACGATGATCGAAGACTGCGCTAGTCACCTTGAGGTAAACACTCCTGTCCTACGGCCTATGATTGTCCAGCCGGAACTGTGGGCATGGAACGCCCAGCAAAAAAAGTACGAGGGCGGCTACATCAAGCACCACACCGATTTCATTCGAGGTGGTATCCACCGCCACACTGCTGACCTGTCTGACCCTATCAGTCAGGCTACGCTCGACGCTGCAAACACTGTCGGTCGTGTCTGGTGGCGGGTCAACACATCAGCCTACGACATTTTGACCGAGAGTAGGCGTCAGCCAACCAGCTTGTTTAAAGCGATCCCTAACGCCGATCCGATTGCTATACCGCCCAAGAAAACAGACGACGAGTGGGAAGAGATGAACAAGGACGAGAGGTCCGAGTGGAAGTTTGGCCTTTCGAAAATCCATCAGCTGAACGCTCGGGACATGTCGCGCCGCGAGTCCGCTATCCGCAAAATTAACATTGCGACCGAGATGCTGAACCAAAAGTACCAGCGGTTTTGCTTTCCGCAGAAGCTCGACAGCCGCACCCGGTTCTATCCGATACCACCTGACCTCAATCCGCAAGGCGACTCGACTGCTCGCGGTTTGCTGGAGTTCGGCCTGAGTGAACCACTTGGCCCTCGCGGTCTGTACTGGATGAAGGTCAAACTGTGCAATGTGTTCGGTGCTGACAAGATCACCTTCGACGAGATGCAAGCGTGGGTCGATGACCACCACGACCTGATCGTAGACAGCATCGAGAACCCGCTTGATGGCGAACGGTTATGGATGACCGCAGACAAAGAGCTTGAGTTCTTTGCTGCCGCAAATGAGTACGTCCAAGCTATCGGCATGGACAATCCAGAAAACTTTATGTCTCACCAGCCGAGCTATCAGGACGGTTCAAACAACGGCTTGCAAATCCTATCGCTGCTTGGCCGTGATCCTGTTGGCGCACAGCTGACAAACTGTTCGGCTGATCCACACCGGTTTGACATATACCAGACTACCGCTGACGTCGTCGCACAGAGAGTAGCCGATGCGGCTGCGCTGGGTGATCCGATTGCCCAGCGTTGGGCGGGGAATGTTACACGCCAAACATGTAAACGTGCGTGTATGACAACTAGCTATGGAGTAACGCCTCGCGGCATTCAAGACCAGCTGATCGCTGATGGGTTCTGCGAGAACCTCGAAGGTACTCGACTGGAGAATGCTGGCTGGCTGCGTAACCACCTAGTAGTAGCCCTTGAACAAACGGTTGTCGCAAGCCGACCGGTAATGGACTATTTCCAAAACGTCGCCAAAGCATTGGCCGAACGTGACCGACCGCTACGGTGGCGAACGCCGAGTGGGTCGCTCTGTCAGCAGTCTTATTGGAACATCGCAAAGTCTGACGTAAAGACCGTCATGGGCAGCTACTTCATGTGGTCGCAAAACCCCGACGGCGGTATTGATGGACGCAAGCAAGCACTTGGCAGCAGTCCAAACGTGATCCATTCGCTTGATGCCGCACTGCTCCAGATGGTCGTCAATGAGTTGAACCGTCGTGGCATCACATCGTTGTCCACTATTCACGACTCGTTCGCTGTCCACTACCGGCACACTGACGAGATGAGAGATGTCATCAGGCACAAGGCTGTTGAGATGTTCGATGGCGACTGGCTGCGCGACGGGTTCCACGATTACGTTCAGCAGCATTCGCCGGTCGAACTACCGGAGCCACCGCAACAAGGATCGTTTGATCTACAGGAAGTCCTCAATGCCCCGTACTTTTTTAGCTGATATGTACAGTGAACATGATACTATGAGAGGTGATATTTGGAGCATCCTACAGCAAGAGGATGGCGTCCTCTCGACCGAGCAGGAGATTATGACGCTCGTCGATCACTGCCTCGACGTGTTTGTAACCTGCGACTTGCAGCTGCCAAGCGATCTAGCTGCCAAACTGACTACCTGCAAATGCCCTCTCGACGAGTTCTTCGAGTACGCATTTGCAACGATTGCACCCGAAGGAACTGAGCTTTTTTACGAACTAACCGATCCAAAAAGGAAACACTAATGGCTAATAACGCACCGAAACTCATCACGCCCGTCGCCACCGCTGCCTACGCATGGCTTAGTAAACCAGACGAAGGTCAGGAATATAGCGACGGCAAGTACAAGGTCACTCTCCTGCTCGATAAGGCGAACAAAGACACCAAAGCATTTCTCAAGAAGCTTGAAGACGCGAGCGATGAGATCGCCGCTGAGAAGTTTGGCGGCAAGCCCAAGCAGTTGAACTACTGCTACAAGGATGGCGACGAAAAGGGCAAGGAAGATTTTGAGGGCAAGTGGATGCTGGTCGCCAAGACAAAGTTTCGTCCAGGCATGGTCGATTGTGGCGAACCACCTGCTTCACTGCTCGAAGGCTTCGAACCTGCTAGTGGCGATCTGATCCGAGCGTCGTTCGCCCTCATCGCCTACGAGGCTGGTGGTCGAAAAGGCGTAGCCGCGCAGCTTCGCAATGTACAACTCGTCGAAAAACGTAACTCAGGTAACAACACGAATGACTTTGGCAGCATCGACGGTGGCTTCACGGCCACGACACAAGCTGCTGACGATGACGCCGACTTCTGACACGCGGAACTATTGGTTTGACGTTGAGCCTGTACCTGCAAGTCGGCCCCGCGTGAGCAAGTGGGGAACTTATTACGGCAAGCGTTACGAAAAGTTCCGGCGTGATATGCGAGAGGTTCTTCGTGAGTATCCAGAAGCACCGCTGCTAGGACCGCTTGCGGTATGGATTGAGTTTCATATTGCGCCACCGAAGACGACCAAACGCGAGTGGCCCCGTGGCGACGTCGATAACTACGTCAAGGGTCCGCTCGACAGTATGACCAAACACGGTGGCTTTTGGGACGACGACGATCAAATTGTTTTTCTGAAAGCGACAAAAGTTTTTACGAAAGAAGGCCAAAAGAATGGAATCAAAATGCGATACGGAAAATGCTCTGCAAATCCACCAGCCGTGTGATGACTGTGGGTCGAGCGATGCGTTGTCAGTCTACGAGGATCATACGTTTTGCTTCAGTTGTCAGACACATCGATGGACTAATGATGCGCCTGATGTACAGCGAACCGAAGTTCGATCTGACTTATTACCGGTAGGTAGTTACCAAGATTTACCAACCCGCTGCCTGTCGGAAGCAATCTGTCGAAAGTTTGGATACTCAGTCTCTCAGACAAATGGCCGAAAGGTTCAGTTAGCTGCCTATCGCGATCAGTCAAACAACGTCGTCGCACAGAAGGTCAGGCCGAAATCGAAGGACGATATGTTTTCGACCGGAGACTTCAAGAACGTGAAGCTCTTCGGTCAGCACCTTTGGAAACCCGGCAAGCGTTTGGTGATCACCGAGGGTGAGGTCGATTGCCTCTCATATGCCGAGGTAACAAAAGGCCGTTGGCCTGTTGTCTCGATCTCTTCGGGGGCGGCTTCTGCCGTAAGAACGATCAAACGAAACCTTGAGTTTGTCGAAGGTTTTGATGAGGTCGTCTTGATGTTCGACATGGACGAGCAGGGTCAGTCCGCTGCCGAAAAGGTGGCTGACATTTTGACCCCCGGCAAGTGCGCGATTGCCCAACTGCCTCTCAAGGATGCGAACGAGATGCTGGTTGCCGGTCGCGTTAAGGAATTAACCGAAGCCGTCTGGCAAGCCGAACCCCGGCGACCTGATGGCATAATCAACGGAAAGGAATTATGGGATGAAGTTTCCCGACCTATCACAGACGGTGTCCGATATCCGTGGAGCAAGTGGAACTGTACTTTGTTCGGTATACGCCCTCGCGAAATCACTACTCTTACTGCCGGTAGTGGCGTCGGTAAAAGCACTATCGTGGCTGAAATCGCGTATCAGCTTGGCTGTAACGAGGCTTCAAACGTGGGCTATGTCGCGCTTGAAGAAGGACTAGGCCGCACCGGTCAGCGGCTGATGTCGCTGGCAATCAACAAGCCAATACATTTGCCGTCCGACGTGACGGATGAAGAACGTAAGCAAGCGTTCGACGCCACGCTGGGTACAGGTAAGTACCTACTCTACGACCATTTTGGTTCACTAGACAGCGACAACTTGCTGAGAAAGCTGACCTACATGGTCACGGCGCTCGACTGCAAGTACCTCGTCCTCGATCACCTATCGATACTGGTGTCGGGAATGGATCAGGAAGCGATGTCGCACTACGGCGATGAACGTAAGGCCATCGACTACACGATGACACAGCTGCGCTCATTCACCGAACGAACAAACGTATCACTATTTGTTGTCAGCCATCTTCGACGACCGGGTGGCGACAAAGGCCACGAAGGTGGAGAGAAAGTTTACCTCTCGCACCTTCGCGGATCAGCTGCCATCGCGCAGCTGTCCGACAGCGTCGTGTCCATCAGTCGGGATATGACAAACGGCGACAATCGACTGGACGTCACATGCCTCAAAAACCGATACGCGGGGATCACAGGACCGATGGGTCAACTTGAATACAACACGACCACAGGTCGCCTAACAGAAGTTGTCGAGGATTTCGACGACACTGAAAGTGACTTCGGATAACTCGACACAGCGACGGAAGATACTGAGAAGAAGACTCAAGGATGCTTTGTGCAAGGAACGAGAAAATCGCTGTGAACGGTGTGAGCAGACCTTTGAAAGTCATGTGTTCGACTTTCATCATCTGGACCCATCGACCAAGCAATTTGAATTATCGGTTCACAACCTGACCGACCAGCCGTGGCCCAAAGTTCTACGAGAAGCAGACAAATGTCAGATGGTTTGTTCGAACTGCCATCGAGAAATTCACAAGGAAGAAGCAGATGAAAATACTAATAGCCGACATAGAGACGGACGGGCTGCTGCCGACCCTGACCAAATGTCATTGTTTAGCAATCAAGGAGTGGAAAAGTGATGCCGGAGCTATCGTATACGCGGATGCTAGAGGATACCGCCCGATCTCTGAGGGAATCAGCAGACTTGCTGGAGGAGATGTCCTTGTCTTTCACAACGGCATCGGGTTCGACGCACCAGCAATCGTTCAGCTTTACGGACGAGGATCAATCGACGTCTCAAAAGTTTACGACACAATGGTTACAAGCCGTTTTAGAAATCCAGAAAAGCGCAGCGCAAGCCTCGCGTATTTGGGCGAAGAGCTAGGTTTTGAGAAGGGTGAACATACCGATTGGTCAGTATTCAGCGACGAGATGGCTGAGTATTGCAAGCGTGACATCGAGGTCACTGAGAAAGTTTTCGAAAGTCTTTGGACCGGCGAGATTGAACCCGGTCTGGAATTGGAGTTTCGTTTCGCGCATGTCATGGCACTGCAAGAGCAGCACGGCTTTCGGCTGGATGTTCCCAAAGCACAAGCGTTGGAGTCAGAGCTTCGACAGGAACAATGCGATATCGAGCGTAGTCTACAATCGGTATGGCTACCCAAGACTATCGAGCGCGTGTCTGAGAAGACAGGACGAAAACTTAAAGACCACATCGAGGTCTTCAACCCCGGCAGTCGAAAGCAAATCGCTGAACGACTGATCGAGAACCACGGCTGGAAACCAAAGACATACACACCGTCAGGCCAGCCGAAGGTCGATGAGTCCGTCCTTGATCGCCTCAAGTACGACGAGGCCCAGCAGTTATCTCGATACCTGCGGATACAGAAGTTACTCGGCCAGTTGTCTGACGGTAACGCTGGATGGCTTAAGCTGGAACGCAACGGTTATGTACACGGCTCAGTCAAAACGATTGGCACCGCGACCCACCGCTGCTCACATTTTGGTCCAAATATGGGACAGGTTGACCGGCGCGATCTTAGGATGCGTGAGGTCTGGCTACCCGACCCAGGTCAGGTACTCGTCGGCTGTGATGCTGACGCTCTCGAACTGGTATGCCTCGCGCATTACCTTGGACGGTACGACGACGGTGAGTACCAAGACGCTTTGCTGAATGGCTCGAAAGACGACGGCACTGACGTCCACTCTCGAACCCAGAAGCTGCTTGAACTGCCGACACGCGATCACGCCAAGACTGCACAATACGCCTACCTGTACGGAGCTAGTGACCGCAAGCTGGCTCAGATTTCCCGCGATGCTGGTGGCCCTGTCAAGAATGGCAAAGAGATACGTCGTCGGATGAATGAAGGCATTAACGGTCTTGGCAAACTGTCAGCCGCAATCCAACGACGTGCCGATGTCGGCTGGTTCAAGGCCATCGATGGTCGTCGGATTAACATCAAGTCACCGCACTCGGCGCTTAACTATTTGCTGCAATCGACTGGTGCAATCGTGATGAAGAAAGCAGTCGATGTGTTTCACTATACACTCGCGCCTGACTTCAATTTCGTGCGCCACGGAAGTCCAGTGAACTTCAGTTATGTCGCGAACGTACACGACGAAGTCCAGCTGTCTGTTGACCCTGAGTACGCCGAGGCCGTCGGCCAGCTGTTCGCCGACTCAATCACTCTCGCTGCCGAACAGTTGAACATGCGCTGCCCACTGTCAGGCACCTACGCCATAGGCGCTAACTGGAAGGAAACTCATTGACCGTAGCTCTTATCGACGGCGACATCATCGCCTACAAGGCCGCGTTCGTCAGCACCGATACGTTCGAGGATCAGGAGATTTTTGATCCGCTTGCCGTAAAGACCAACGTCGAGATGATGGTCAAGGAGTGGGCGCAGCTGGCAAAAGGCATACCGATCATCTGTTTGTCGGACGATGACCATCGATACTTTCGACACACAATCTACCCTACCTATAAGGGCAACCGCTCAGACAAAGAGAAACCAAAGGCACTGAGTTGTGCCTACGATTGTCTCAGGGAAAACTTTAATTTCGTTCAGTACGAAGGTCTCGAAGCCGACGATGTGATGGGCGTCCTGTCTGGTTCAACTGAACTGTCAGACCCTGTGATCGTCAGCATCGACAAGGACATGCTGACCATTCCCGGCAAGGTCTTAAACCCAAACAAGATGCGGCGACCGGTTCGCATATCGAAGCCAGCCGCAGACCGTCTGATGCTGAAGCAAGCACTGATGGGCGACAGCACCGACGGCTACCCTGGCGTTCCCGGCATTGGTCCCATGAAAGCCGACAAGATTCTTAATGAACATTCGGACTTGAGGTCCGCGTGGCAAGCCGTTGTTGAGACATTCGGCAGCGAAGAGGACGCGCTCACGATGACGCGCCTCGCCAGAATTTTACGATCAGATGATTACAACATTGAAAAGGGAGAGGTTCGCCTATGGCACCCGACGAACAAAGATATTTGGATGACCGCAAAGCCAAAAGACTTGCCGAAACAAACAGTCGAAAAAGAGAAGCCATCATCCAAGACGCGAAAACGGCGGTCACGCAGGACCGTAACAAAAGCTACGGGGAGCCGAAAGAAAACCACGAACGTATCGCCGGTCTCTGGTCCGTGATCCTCGAACGTGAAGTCAAGCCGCATGAAGCGGCGTTGTGCATGGCAGCCGTCAAGATCGCACGGCTCATTGCGACACCAGATCACCGCGACAGCTGGGTTGACGGCGTTGGATACTTTGCGATTGGCATGGAGTGCTTAGACGATGAGTAGTTTCCGCTCCAACAAGAACCCGATGTTTCGCTCGAAGTTCAGCGAAGACATTTTCCATCACAAGTATGCCCACGAAGGCTGCGAGACGTGGGCCGAGTTAGCCACCGTTCTGGTCGAAGACGTTTGCCAGGACATGATGACGACGGATGAGAAAGAGACGCTGACTCAGGCCGTCGAGAACCTGAAGTTCATCCCCGGCGGTCGTTACATCTACTACGCCGGACGAACCAAGAAGTTTTTTAACAACTGCTTTTTACTTAAAGCCGAAGAGGACACCCGTGAAGATTGGGCTAACCTAAGTTGGAAAGCCGAGTCAGCATTAATGTCAGGCGGTGGTATCGGTGTGGACTACTCGGTCTATCGACCGTCTGGCTCAAAGCTATCAGCAACTGGCGGCGAGGCGTCGGGGCCGCTGCCTAAGATGCGTATGGTCAACAGCATCGGAAAGCACGTAATGCAGGGCGGCAGTAGACGTTCGGCAATCTACGCCTCGCTTAACTGGAAACACGCCGACATCCACGATTTTCTAGTTTCAAAAAATTGGTACGAGATGCCGGTGGCTGGAACTGACAAGACCATCGGTCAACTAAAAGAGGCGGATTTCAACTACGATGCGCCTCTGGACTTTACGAACATCTCAGTCAATTACGATACCGAGTGGCTGACAAACTATTGGAAGACTGGCGACGTCGGTGAGGTGTTTCAGACCAACGTGCGTCAGGCTCTGAGTACAGCCGAACCCGGCTTCTCGTTTAACTTCTTTGACCACGAAGATGAGACACTCCGCAACGCTTGCACCGAAGTGACATCCGCTGACGACAGCGACGTGTGCAACCTCGGCTCGTTGAATCTAGGTAGGATCGACAGTCTTGAAGAACTCTCAACGCTGACCGAACTCGCCACAAAGTTTCTCATTTGCGGAACTCTGCGAGCCGACTTGCCTTACGCCAAAATAGCCAGAACCCGTGAGAAGAACCGCCGTCTCGGTCTTGGCCTGATGGGTATTCACGAATGGCTACTCAAGAAAAACTCTAGGTACGAGGTAACAGATGAGCTTCACCAATGGCTGTCAATTTATCGCGGAGTGTCTGATGACACTTCTCGGAAATTCTCTACGTCTCTTAGTGTATCCCGTCCTGTGGCTGTCCGCGCCGTCGCGCCGACTGGTAGCATTGGCATTCTTGCTGGGACTTCTACTGGGATTGAGCCTGTCTTTGCTGTTGCCTATAAGCGTAGGTATCTGAGCGGCGGCAAGCGATGGATGTACCAGTACGTTGTCGATAGCACCTCACAAGAATTGATCGATCTGTATGGCGTTAAGCCCGACAAGATCGAGACGGCTCTTGACCTTGCAACTGACTACGAAAGGCGCATTGCGTTTCAGGCTGACATCCAAGACTACGTTGATATGTCGATCTCATCGACGATCAACCTGCCAAACTGGGGATCAAAGGAAAACAACGAGGACACAGTCAAGCCGTTTGCTGACTGCTTGGCAAAGAATGCTCACCGCCTTCGAGGCTTTACCTGTTACCCAAACGGCGCTCGCGGCGGTCAGCCGCTAACACCTGTTCCGTACACAGAGGCTGTCGAGAAGCTGGGCGAAGAGTTCGAAGAGTCCCTCGAAAGCACTGACATTTGCGATCTGACCGGCCACGGTGGCTCATGCGGAGTATAATCCCGGGGGCTTCTGCCCAGAACCTTAACGAAGATTTGGTGCCTGTTCGATCAGAAGATTTGATCGCTCGATTAGACGAGGCGTATCCCGCTAGATGCAAGTCACTGAACGAGAGTGAAGAGGAGCATC